TGCATTTCTCTATTAGTTATCATTTCAACGCCTTGGCGGTTTCAAGATTAAGCTTTCGTTCTGCCAGCATTCTATCTGTAGCTTTCAGCCTTCTTTCAAATTCTTTATCATCCTGAGTGCCTACCCTTAGATTAGTAGACACTGCTTTAATACGATCATTCTCAAGCTCAACAGGAATAGCTTTAGTCTCTGCTGCAATCTTCTGCGCTCTGGCTTGAGATTCTGCAGCCTGACCATTAAGAGCATTAGTTTGAGACTCTTGAAACGCCATCTGAGCCTGTTGAACAGCTTGTTGAGCCTGCTGCTGCTCTGGAGTAGGCTGACCAGCTTGTTGAAGCGTTTGAATTAATTGCTCCCTGTTAGCAAGATTCATATTATCAATAATTGACTGAATCAAAGCAGAATACAGAGGAGACTCTGGAGACATTGTTTGAAGAAGCTGAACTAACTGAGTAACCTCATACTCCCTGGCAATAATCCCCAGAGAAGAAGTAACTTCAAACTTATAATCATTAACAGGATAGATTTCTGGCTCAAACTGCATATAACGATGAGCTACCTTTGTTACGAAAGGTATCAAAAATGATTCCTGAAAGTTAATTAAAGTTCTCTTATGGCGCTTAATAATAGCTCCAAGGGACATAGAAATCCCCGCAGCGGTAGCCTCACCGTTGATAGAACCTGGAATACCAGCAGAATCAATGGCTCCGGTTGCGGTCTGAACCATCTTTTGCAGGGCGTCTGCTTGGGCGAACGTAATTTGAGAGACTTGACCAAAATTAAATGGTTGAAGAACCTCTCTAGGGTCGCCATTAGTCAACAGGATTTTACCAGGGCGAACTTCGGGTCTAGCGCCACGGGGTAAACGTGTTGCGTCCATTGCCATCATGGGATGAACCGTGAGGGCAAGCGCGTCAATTCTTGCTCTTAATTCAGCATCAAGAGCCTTTTGAGAGTTATAACCTTTCTCACAGACCCCTCTTCCCCAGAATCTGCCTGGAACAATATCCCAAGGGAAAGCCACAACAGGTCTATCCTGCATCATGTATGGGTTTTTCTCTGCTTTTAGGAGAGTTCCACCATTAGCAATAACAATAATTGCCTCTACATAGTAAGACTTGTCTTCAGAAGAGTCTTCAAATTCTTCTTCTTGTTCGATTAAATTTCTTGGAACTAAACCATAATATTTAGTAAGCCTAACTTTATCATCAGGCTGATCTGTCAACTCATGGTCTGGGTCTAAGTCAGAGTCTTCTGGAGCTAATTGAATAGGCACATCTCTGTAAACGCCCTTCTCCTGAAGAAGCTCTACAGAGTGATAAGGTACATATTCATCAATAGCTACACCAATAGCATCCTCAATAGAAGTAGCTACAGGGTCAATCAAAAAGTTCTGAGGCAAAACAGGACGCAATTTGCATACAGTCCTGTCACCAATCAAAACACCAACAGCCTGCATTTGACCTTCCATAACAGGCTGAGATGCTGGCTTCATTTCTTTTTCTTGCTCAATTACTATCTCGGCAACGCCAGTACCAAAGACAGCAGCGTTAATTAAACACTCAGCTACGCCTTTCCTAATCTTGTTTCTTTGAAAGTCTCGATAAAGTTGATTTCTCAGATAAACAATGTCTTGAGTTTCCTGGTCTTGAAGGTCATCTCTAATAGTAAAGAAGTTACCTCTACCAAAAGTAGCCTCTTCAATCTCAGCTACAGAAGATTCAACTGCTTGTTGTAGAGCTGGAGATATAATTTGAGATCTTTCAGAATCTCTAGTCTTATCTTCGTAAGAATACAATCCCCTCCAAAGACGATAGTATTCATCGAATTTGTTTTCGTAGTTATTTTCAAAGTGATCTCGCCAGGAGTCGCACTTCTCTATGACCCAGCTTTCGATAGACTCTTGAATTGTAAACTCTTCTCTATCTAACATAGTTAGTACCCAGCTACTCTATCAAAGACTTCATAAGTATCATCTTCAAAGTCGTATGAATATGCCACTTTAGCTAATTGATCTATATAAGCTAAAGAATCAATCATATCGTCATGGGTTAAGGGGTCTGGAAATTGAAACAACTCATCCATGAATTGAATATTCCAATCTCCCTTGTTTAACAGAATTAAACCGTTTTCAAACCTTCCCTGTAATGCCCACATGACACGATCAGTTTTCTTTTTGTTTCCATGAGTAAGTTCTTCTACTCTAAAGAAACGATTATACTTCTTCATCAGATCAGTTAGAGGAGACATAACAGCTTGTCTGGCAATGCCTTTTTCTATTCCAACTGATACTGGCTCATAATCTCTAACGACTTGGAATATCTTTCTTGCCGTTTCGTCTAAAGACCATCTGCCAACAATAATATCTTTTACCCACCATCCATTTTCATGGACTTTAACTATAGACATTGAGGTATTATCTAGTCGTTTTGTCTTGTTTTTCTTCCCAACTTCCTCAAAACCAGCAAGGTCAATAGCTATATAATAATCCCCAGGAGGCTCTTCTGAGCTAAAAGATACCCAGGACTCCTTGAACATCTCAGATCCACGAGCCTCAAAAGAGGCCATGAACTCCTGTCTAAAAGCATAAGAACTCATAGACTTCTTAGCTCGATCAATCTCATTTTTATCCAAGAGATTGTTGTCGTAGCTTGTATAATGCCATGCTTTAAAATCGGTATCGCTACCTAACTCAGCCTGTTTGTAGAGTTCATAAAAATGATTTCTACCCATTGGTGTACCGATAAATAAAGCACTTCCTTTTAAGTCAGCTAAAGCTGGTCTTAAAATTAGTTCCCAGACATCAGGCTTCATGTCTGCGTATTCGTCTAATACGAGGTACTTGAGAGACACACCACGCATGGTTTCTGGTCTGTCAGCACCCTTTAATGAGATGGTAATCCCGTTAATAAGCCTGATTTGCATATTATTAACGTGAGAACCCTCAATAACATCATGCCCAACCTCTAATAAAAGGTTCCACATAATGTCTCTGGCCTGTCCCTGAGTAGGGGCAACGTAAAAAACGTGTCCCTTATCAGTCTGTAAAGCATTTACCAGTAGTAAATAGGCCGCTAAACGTGATTTACCTGTTCTTCTACCAGCAGCAACTACCTTAAACCTTACAGGATCGTTCCATACTTCTTGTTGCCAAGAAAGCAAAGAAATATCTAAATTCATACAGTTAGATCGAACTTCTTTCCATCAAACTTCAACAAGAAGAATGACACGATTGCAGTAAAAATAGAGCCTGCATTTGGGGTGATAGTTAAGTAGTCTCCCTCACTCATCACAAGGAAAATTCCTTCCCCACCAAACTGGTCGTAATCTCCATCACCAAGAGACTTGTTGGATTGGAAGGTAATAATAGAGCCGTCATGCCATGCGGCTGAATATCCTGCGGTAGAGCCTGTGACGTTGGCTATGAACAACATAGTCACCCTAGCTTCGTAGCCAGTAGGGACAGTAAACAGAGTGTTACTTGTTCCTGCGGTTAAGTTCTTGCCAACAGAGTAGGCCGATTCATTGTACATTGTATTCTCTAAAATAATGATTCAATAAAAGTTTTTGCTTGTTTTGCTTTATTTTTAATCATTCGCATATCCCACATCTTAGATTTTGATGCAGCTTCATCTTCCGAGCCCGCCCAATGATATTTAATCCAAGCCTCTTTTTGAGGGATTTTACCCTTTGCAATATCAGTAAATGGAACATTTGGCGCAACACTAAGATTAATTAAAAATAAAGCATCTTGCGTGTCTTCACTTAAAACAGAAAAGTCTGGACTTACCTTTTTTCTTCTTCTTCTTCTTTCCGTAGTTATACATTCCACTGACTCCTGGCTTTTTTCTGTGCAGTTTTCGTTAATTCGTTAAAATGGAATAACCTTTTAGAGCTTTTCGACATCTTGGCCCCAGACATTAGGGTTCCATCAGGATGTTTATGGGTTTTACCTTTATGAATGGCTCCATCCTTTAAATAATGATTAACGCCTTTCATGTTTTTTACCAAAATTTATTAGGTCTTTTGTTTTGTAGCCGCCCTCTGCATACTTTATAGCAGAATCTTTATCTTTCATTGGAAGAAAATTTCCAGTACGGAGAGCATACTTCATTGCTTGTTCATTAGAATTAAATTGGTATAACTTTCCACTTGGCAGCATGACTATTGTTGGAAAAGCATACCAATTACCGTTTTCATCAACCTCAGCAGCCATTCTGTGCGTTGATATGCTCCCGTCATCATTTCTTATAAACGGGTAGTTTTGAGGATTATTTATCCTATCTATAAATTCTGGCTGTTTTTCTTCAGGCATTACTTAGGATACTCACCGTATTTAATCATGTGGGCAATATCTAAAGCCCTTCCACCTACTTGAGTAGCCCAGAGAGAGTCTAAAAACTCCATAGAGGCTTCTGAGTAGTCTTTAAGCTCTAAAGCCTGCATAGCTAGTTTAAAATCTCTTAACTTGGGGATTCCCAAGTTAAAACCCAGATTAATTAGAGCATCCTTCCTAACCTGGTCTAAATTCTTATAGAAACGAAAAGCATTGGTTAATTCTTCATCAACACGGCTTATATCGTTCTTTAACATAAAGTAGATCTCAGAATCAGATAACCCCATGTCATCGAGGTTTCTTCCTACTCCAATAGTTAGCTTCCCCGAAGTACACCGATAAGGCTTATGAGTTAACCCTTCGTGAGAGACTAACAAGTCAATCAGGTCATTCATCTACAGTTTCGCCGTCTATAGCCTCTATAGTCTCTATAGGCTCTACAGAGTTTATAGATTCCATCGAAGATACGTTAATCTGGATAATTGGTTTGTCTCCACCCTTATTCTTTTCATAATGACTAAGGGGAGCCATCCTGTCCATGATTAACTTCCAAGCCGCTGCCTGATTCTTGTGATCGTCATCAGTAGCAGCTCTAACAATAGAGTCTATGACTAAGTCTATTCTATTTGCCGATAAGAGCCTTTCTTCAAGCTTCTTAACAGCAGTACGCATTCCTTTAGGTCTGCCAGCTCTCTTCTTCTGCTCTTCTGCCCACTGATCCCTGGTCATCAACCTATTGGGGTTCTTGGGCCTTCCTCTTCCTCTTTTAGGGCCGACTAATTCTGCATTCTTTATTTTCTCTACTTTCTTCTTTTTCTTTCTTCTTACAGTTGGCTCGACTATGTTCTCAGCCTTAGCAAACTCAAGGTTATCAAATGTATCGCTAGAATCTGTCATAAGTTAGTGCTTACTAACATGGTAGATATATTTACAGATTTTCCCCTGGAGATACCTTGATCTAGCCAAATCAAAGA